TACAAATCAGGAATAGATAATAAAAGATCAGCATCGTTAGATAGGATAGATCCAAATAAGGGCTATGTGCCGGGGAATGTTAAGATTGTTTCTTATGAAGGCAACTCCCTAAAAAATAGAAACAATTTTAATTCCGCGATTAGCATGCTGGAATATATAATAATTAACTCACCGCGAGAAGAGAGAAATGGCGAAAAATACAATAAGCTACTTAATCTTCTTAAATATTTTCATTAACTCCTCTTCGAATAGCTTGTCTTCAGTATACTCGATATTTATTTGTTTTGTATTTTCCTCTCCTTTAATTATAATACTAATATATGGTAAATCATATTTCGCGCAAGTCATCGAAGCGAGAGCTACTAAACATGAATCGCAAATCTTCATTTGCTTGCCATCTTCAGCAATCGTATTAAAATAAACCAATTTACGAACATTAAAGAATAACAGATAATCTTCTTTGTTATATGACAGTTCGCAACCCTCGCAGCAAACCTTCTTCCTGCAAGTCTTAGGATTCACAACTGTAACTTGAAATTTGTTCCTCATTATATATAATACATGTAATTAAAATAGTAAGGCTAATTAAAATGTCAAAAAAAGATAACTCCCCACATGTGTCCCAAAAAGACAAAGTAAAAGATGACTTTGAAATTCGTAAATTAAAATGGACCCCGAAACAAGAACAAATTATACAAGCGGCCTTAGACAAGTCTACTAATATAATCATTCTAGATGGACTTCCCGGCACAGCCAAGACTCTACTGAGTGTTTATTGCTCGCTAGAATTACTAAAGGCCAAAAAGATTTCTGATATTGTATATATCCGATCCCTAATTCAAAGCACAGATGGTCAAACTGGCTTCTTAACTGGCGACTTAGACGAAAAGACTTTCTTCTATAACGTACCTCTATTTGATAAGCTAGAAGAATTACTAAATAAATCCAGCATCGAATTACTAAATAAGCAAGAAAGGATCAAAACTTATCCTGTTTCTCTGCTTCGCGGTTATACCTTTAACGTTAATTCCGTTATTTTGGATGAGGGTCAGAACATGATGTTTGATTCTCTTGTAACGGCGGCAACCCGAATGGGTAAATTTAGTAAGCTATTTATTTGTGGTGATACTATTATGCAAAATGACTTAGGCAAGAAGTCTGGGTTCAAAGAGTTCTGCGATATCTTCCAAGACCAAGATAGTCGAGACAATGGCATTCAATACTTTAAACTTGGGCAAGAAGATATTATGAGAAGTGGTATTACCCGCTTCATTGTTGATAAGATTACTAAATATAAGTCAATCATTCATTAAACTTTTGTTTCATCCTTTGGTGGATGAGTCTTGATAAAGTATTAGCGCATTTAGTTACTTTTGATTCAGATTCTTGCCAGAAGAATGCGTGTAATACTTCATGTATTAGAATGTTGACTGTCTTTTGTTTGGTTAATGCGGGGTCAATTTTAATCTTTGGATTTTCCGTCTCTGGAGAATCACATATGCCATAGCACCCTTTAGGAGGCTTGCTCCAATTGATGGTGTATTCAACTTTTTCGTAGTTTTTAAAGGAATACTTCATTCTATTACAATTACACTTGCTTTTTTACCATTACTAAACTATAATAAATTAATGAATTATGCAAAAAATTTACTGCTCTCAATGTGGAAGTCCTAATTTATACGCTCAAGCAAAACCAAAATTTTGCTCTGCTTGCGGTACAGCATTCTATGGTGTTATCGTAGAAAAGCCACAAGATAAAAAGGCAAGAGAAAACAAAGTTCGCGCTCAAGAAGAGTATGACGAGCAGGGCGATGATGAAAGCGATGATGAAGAAAGTGATGCATCAATTCCTGATTTAAAAAATGGTTTAGAAGTTGAGTATCAAGCAGAAGGCCCAAGAAAAGAATCTCTTGCAAAGATTGCCGCAACAATGCCAGACAGCATGGCAGGTTTTGGGGCAAGAGGAGCAGAAGGTCTCTCTGTAAAAGATACTCTTAAAATGTTTAAAAAAGAAGCCGGTACATTAAGGCAAAAATAAAATGGCTCAAAAAGTCCAAAAAGAAACCTTTGAAAAGAACATTGCTATCGTAGACGAAGAAATTCGTAAACGCAAAAACAAGTGGAACCTTGCTGCATTGTCTTGGATTGATTTCGAGGACGTTGAGCAGATACTAAGGATTCATATTTACAAAAAATGGAGCCTATACGATCAGAAAAAACCCCTTGCCCCTTGGTTAAACATTATCATATCCAATCAAATAAAAAACATTATAAGAAACAACTATGGCAATTATGCTAGACCTTGTTTGAAGTGTGCGGCGGCAGAGTGGGATGACTCTTGCTCAATATATGGTGAGCAATGTAGAAAATGTCCCTTGTATGGTCATTGGGAAAATAATAAGAAAGATGCTTTCAATACAAAAGTAACCCTCCCTCTTGAGAATCATATTAAAGAAGTTCACGACATGACTAACGAAGGCTTCGACCTTCTAAGAAGCACTCAGAGTTTATCATCAGCACTAAAGAAAGTATTAAAGCCAGCAGAGTGGGTTGTTTACGAGATGCTCTGCTTAAGAAATCAAAGAGAAGAAGAAGTGGCAAAGGTATTAGGATTTAAGACTACTGAAAAAAATCGTTCCCCCGGTTACAAGCAGATAAAGAATCTTAAACGTTCCATTATTGTTAAAGCTAAGAAGTGCATTGTAAATGGAGAAGTAGAAATTTATGTCTGAAAATGGAAACCAACCTCAAGAACTTAATGATCAGCAAAGATTGGCGATTTTAAATGAGTGGAACAATCGCCCTACTAATCCTCCTTCTTTGCTTGAACTTGTCAGGCTTGCTTTTCCTAACGTTGATGGCGCAGACGGTAGAAGTTGGCACGGCAAAAAAGTCAAAGAGTTCTTGTCAACAAGACAAATTAAAGCAAGAGCCTCATACGAATATTTAGCAAAAGATAAAATTGAACTATCTCCAGACCAAAGAGAGTTTATTGCTAACAATGCTGGTTCAATGGGCGCACTTGAGATCACTAAGAGTATTTTCAATAATCAAAATCTTACTAGTCTCAGTCAAGAGACTCGTACTGTTATTGATTTCATTAAAACACTTGACCAGAAAGTAATTCAAGCAGGTCCAGTTTCTCAAAGAGAAGTAGAGAGCCTTGCTGACTCTGAATATATGCCGCCAAAGACATTTGAGCGGATGTTGTTTCGCATAAATAAATATGTTCACGAAGGCATTGATAAAGACAAAGTAACTTCACGCCAGAAAGCTGCTATTAATGCCATTATTGGCTACATGCATACTTATCGTTTCTTGCATCAGATAAATAGTTATACTTCTAACATTGATCGTGAATTATTTGAAAGTTCATTTGTGCGTTATACGTTTGACAAGCCAGACCTTACTCAAGAAGAAGTAGATCAATATATTGTGCTGGCTACTGAAGTAGTAATCTCGGCTAATATTCAAGAGACAATTCAAACTTTACAAGATCAGATTGATGTAGAGGTAGACGGCGGCGGCAAAATTCCAATGGGTCTCATTGAAGCAATTAGCGGAGCAAGAGATGAGTATAATCAATCTACTATTCGCCAACAAAAGCTTCTCAATGACCTCAAAGTAAAGCGCAGTGATCGCCTTAGCAAGCAAATAAAAGAAAATGCCAGTATTCTTAATCTTGTTCAGATGTGGAAAGAAGAAGAGTCCCGCGCTCAACTATTGAAACTTGCTGAAAGAAGAAAAGCAATGGTTAAAAATGAGATCGACAGGCTTTCTACAATGGATGAAATCAAATGTCGCATTTTGGGAATTTCAGAAGACGAGGTACTAAATGGCTGAAACATGTAAAATATGTCAAAAAGTTTATGAAACTGATGTAGACTTTAATCGACATCTTAAAGCTCATAAAATAAGAGTAATTGAATATTATCAACAGCAATTGCCTCGCTATGATCTCTTCGATAATTCTATTATCAATTACAAAAATAAAGAACAGTATTTTTCTACTGACTTTAACAATAAAAACAATCTTAAAAACTGGCTCAAATCTCAGTCCCTAGAGAAACAGCAAGAGTACTGTAGAAACTTTTTAGTTAAACGCAAAGAAAAGAAAAATCTAGAATATACTCCTTCTCAAGTTGAGTTAAGGAGCGTTTTAAGTCCAAGCGTTATTTATTTGCAAGAAATTTTTGGCGACTACTATAAGCTCGCTGAAGAAATTGGATTTAAAAATAAATATGTATATCCAAAGAACTTGGATGATCTTCCCAAGTTACAAACCAAAGGCTCAATAATTTATATCGATACCCGCGAACAGAAACCATTCATCTTCAACATGGCTTCTGAAGTCCGCACTCTTAAATTTGGTGATTATGGATTTAGCCATCCAAGTTATGATGGTAAACTTTACTTTGAGAGAAAGTCTATCTCTGATTTCATTGGAACTTTAAGTGCTGGATACGAAAGATTCTGTCGAGAGATAGAAAAAGCCAGCGAAGCAAAAGCTAACATGGTTATCATCGTTGAAGAAAGCTTAAATAATGCACTCTCATTTAACTATTTACCTCATGTGTATAAAAAAGCAACGAAGGTAAATCCAGAATTTATTTTTCATAACGTTAGAGAGCTAATACAAAAATATCCACACGTTCAATTCTTGTTTGCAAAGGGGCGTAAGGAATCTGTTAGGATTATTGAGAAGATGTTTTCAACTGATGAGAACTTTTTTAAATACGATCTACAACTTTGCTACGATCTAAAGATTTTATAATATGTGGTATACCCCAGAAAAGTATAATAGAATAATTCCTAACTTAAATGATGAATATTCTAAACTAAAAGATACTCTTGAAGACAAAGAAGCCAAAATAACTTTGGCTAAATTTTTGCGTTCAAATATAGGTATAACTACAGAGTTAATTTCTGGTATAAAATTATGGCCTTATCAAGAGATCGTAATTAAAGGAATGTTGAACCGCAATTTCTGCATGAACGTGTGGGGTCGCGGCGCATCCAAGTCTTTCTCTGCTGCGGTATTTTGTTTTTTACAATGCATCTTTGAACCTAAGAGTAAAATCCTAATTGCTGGTCCTACATTCAGAACAGCAAGAAGCATTTTTAACTCAATAGAAAAGATTACTGAGTCTAAAGGGGCAGATTTGTTGATGCAAGCGTTTGGCGCAAAATCAAAACGCAATGACGAATATGATTGGTCAATAAATGAAGGCTCTATCAAAGCTATTCCTCTAAGCGGCGAAAAGATTCGTGGTTTCCGCGCTAATGTTCTTGTGCTAGACGAGTTTTTATTGTTGCCAGAAGATATAATTAAAAACGTATTGATGCCATTCTTGATTGTCCCTCAAGATATTAAAGAGCGTATTAGTATTCGCGAACAAGAAGATGAATTAATTCGCCAAGGCGCGATGACAGAAGCTGATCGCATGCAATTTAAGAATACTTCCAAAATGATTGCCCTTTCCTCTGCTTCTTATACTTTTGAAAACCTTTATAAGACTTACAAAGAGTGGTGCGACAACATTTATTCTAAAGAACCGACAAGCGCAACTTACTTTGTATCGCAATTAAGTTACGAAGCTTTGCCGCCAGAGATGATTGACTCTTCTATTACAGAAGAAGCTCAAAACGGTGGCTCTTCTCATGCTTCTTTCTTGAGAGAATACTGCGCTCAGTTTACTGATGGCAGTGATTCTTATTTTAGCATGAAAAAGATGGAAGAATGTACTCTTAAGTTTGAAGAGAGACCTCATTCTCAAATTAAAGGAGATTCTGGTAAGCAATATATTTTAGCAATGGACCCTAATATGAGCGACAGTCCAAATGCTGACTATTTTGCAATGGCAATTTTAGAGATAGACCGAGAAAATAAGAATGACGTTCTTGTTCATGCGTATGCAGGTCTGGGAAGTTTAAATACTCACATTAAATACTTTCATTACTTAATGACTAGCTTTAATATTGTTTATATCATATGTGATAATGCTGGTGCTGATATTTTCTTCAACACTTATAATGAATCTCAGTTTGTAAATTCAGAATCTGAGAAGATTAAGTTTATTGACTTCGATTCCGATCTTGAAGGTATTGAATACACAAAGATGGTTCAGAAAGCCAAGAGTCAATATAACCTTGAGAATAAACAAATAGCAGTAACTCAAGTGTTCACTACTACCTTCATTAGAAGAGGTAATGAAAATCTACAAGCGGCAATTGACTATAAGAAAATCTGGTTTGCTTCAAAGACGGTAGCCAACGAAACCTTCTTTAATGAAGAAATAAATAAAAGAATACCAGAAGAAATAATCTTCGTAGAAGAAAGTAAAGACTGGAACAAGTTAGATCTAATTGAACACCAAGATTTGCTTGTTTATAACACTAAGAAGCAATGCTCACTAGTTGAGTTTACTACTAGTAGCCGTGGGTCTGTTAATTTCGACCTTCCTCAACACTTAAAACGCTCTAATTCCCCTAATAGAGCAAGAAAAGATAATTATACTGCTTTAATGTTAGCTAAATGGGGTTCCAAATGCTATAATGACATTATGACTACTGAAAATAAAATAGTAGCTGCGGGATTTACACCAATTTTAATTTAAAATGTGTAATTAATTATTAGGCTTATGGCAAAGGTTAAAAAAGACAAAGTTGCGGAAAATTCTTTCGCCCCAATGATGGTAGAAGGCTCTACTCCTGCTCATGGCGGAGTAGCAAGCAGAGTTACCGAAACGAGGAGCCGCAGAAACGCCGCATCAACCATTGAGAGAACAGATCGTTTTCGCAATATTGATGACGGTATGGTGCCATTTAATTATGCCACTGGTTATAATTATAACAAATCAAATATTGATGTCCGAGATACAGTAATCCTTTGCCAAAAAGCCTACTATAACTTTGGTTTGTTTAGAAATACTATTGACCTAATGTCAGAACTCTCTTGTGGTAATATTCATTTAAAAGGTGGAAATAAAAGCGCAAGAGATTTCTTCCAAGCCTTATTTAATAAGATAAATATTACTGCTCTTCAAGACAAGTTCTTTAGAGAGTATTATCGTTCTGGTAATGTTTTCATTTATAGATACGACACTACCATTAGAGAAGAGGATGTGTCTAAAATTAGCCAAGTTTTCGGTTCTCAAGCTTTGGCGGCAAGAGTTTCTTTACCTGCTAGATACATAATCATTAATCCAGCAGACGTTCAGGTTAATGGCAATTTGTCTTTTAACAGAGGACAGTATTATAAGGTTCTAACTGACTACGAGCTTGAGCAAATTAGAAATCCAAGAACAGAAGAAGACAAAGAGATACTAGATTCTCTTGATCCGTTAGTTAAAGAGCAAGTTCTAAAAGGAAAAGCTACGGCAGTTTTGCTCCATTTAGACACAAAGAAGTTCTACGCCGTATTCTACAAGAAACAAGATTACGAACCCTTCGCTGTACCAATGGGTTTTCCTGTTCTTGAAGATATTAGCGCAAAAATAGAAATGCGCCGTATGGACATGGCTCTTACAAGGACAATTCAACAAGTAATCCTTCTTGTCACAATGGGGGCAGAGCCAGATAAAGGTGGAGTAAACCAAGAGAACTTAAAGACGATGCAAACTCTTTTTGCTAATCAGTCTATTGGTAGAGTTCTTATCGCTGACTATACTACAAAAGCTGAATTCGTCATTCCTCAAATTGCTGATATCTTAGATCCAAAGAAATACGAGATCATCGATAAAGATATTAATATTGGCTTAAATAATATCCTTGTTAGTAACGAAAAATTCGCTAATGCTAGTACAAAAGTATCTCTATTAGGACAGAAATTATTACAGGCTCGTCAAGCTTTTATTACTGACTTCTTGTTGCCAGAAGTTAAGAGAATTTCTAAAGAAATAGGGTTCAAAGTATTCCCAACTCCATTCTTTGAAGATATGGATCTTAAGAGTGATCAAAATCTTAACAGAATTTACACTCGCCTTATTGAACTTGGAGTTCTTACTCCTGAAGAAGGTCTTAAAGCTATTGAAACTGGAGTATTGCCTACTCCAGATGAGTCAGTGCAATCTCAAACTACTTTTGTTGACTTAAAAGATAAAGGATATTATCAGCCTTTAATCGGTGGACCAAAAATGGATGCAGCCGGTAGACCAGCAGGAAGCACAGGCATCAAGCAAACTACAAAAAATGTAAAGCCAATCGGCACTTCTTCTAAAGCTAATTACAGTGTCATGAAATTAAAAGACATTGTAGAAGCTACAAGCAAGTTAGGAGTAGAAGTAGAGGGTTTCTTAAAGAAAAAACATAAACTTAAGAAATTAAACGAAAGACAAAAAGAAGTAGTCCTTGATATTACTAAAGTTATTGTCGCAAACGAAGATCAATCTAATTGGGTCTCCAAAATAGGAGAATATATTGAAACTCCTGTAGACAAAAACCCAAAGAGAATAGAAGAGATCCATAATATTGCTTGCGAGCATCAAGTTGATTCTTACATGGCTAGTTTACTCTATCATAGCAAAATCTAATGGCTACAAACAGAGTAATATATAATAACGAATTGTTATTCGTTGGACCTGCTCCAGCGAGTGGCTATTTTTTCTCTGACCCTAACGGCAACCTGCTCAGAACTGGGGTTTATAATTTAATTCAACCCCTTAAAAGAATTAATCAATTTAGTTATCAGATAAATACTCAATCTTCTAGGTTCTCAGAGATAGGAAATGCTTCTACTATTTATGATTATACTTTAAATCCTCCTGATATTAGTCTTAGCTTCAATTACAACATTAAAGATTTACGAAACGAAGCTAGAATGGGCTTCTATGTTGATCTTGGGCCTCCTAATTTAGATCAATTTGATGGTGGGCAAGTTTTTCCTAGTGGTAATTTATTATCTGGGTTTTCTTTTGGAGACCAGAACTATTCATTCAATTCTGATTTAACTCAAGCCACAAACAATACATTTAAGTATCCTTTTAAATACAGAGATCAGCGCAATTTATTTTTAACAATTACTC